TGTCGGCGTGCTACTAAAAAACCGCCCCCCTTTCGAATAATTGCATTTTGTGCATAAACACTGAAGATTCCAGTCGTCGTCCCCACCACCTGCACTTCGTGGCAGTATGTGATCGACCGTTGTGCCCTCACCACCGCATTGCTGGCATGTGTAGCCGTCGCGTTGCAGTATGCGTTCACGAATCTTGCGCCATTTGCCAGTGCTTCCATTGTCCTTCAACGCACTTGCCATTAGTAATAATTCCTTTGTTGATGAAAGTCCCATGCCTTGCATGGTGTTCCATAACGATTTGTTATGTATCGCAATGAAGCGTCTATTTGTCTGAATGGGTCAAGTGTGCCGTAGTGCTTGGATCTCATTTGCCCAAGCCCCCAGTGTGAGCCGTTGCGGGCAGTGTATGACCACCGTGATTCCTTAGTGATTATGCGGTTGAAACATTGGAATTCTTTATAGTCAAGAATCCTGGAATGTGCATAAAGTTTCAAATGATCTATTGAATAGTTAGCTGCATTGGCATTGTGTATCAGCCCTGTCGAAGTAACCGCCAAAATGGCAATACTCGCCCCATAACGTTTTCTGCGCTTCAGCGAACTAACCGCGGTGGCGGTTCGCTTCTCGCGAAGAAATCGTATCGCGCATGTCAAATGTTTAACAACATTACGCATGGCGTTGGGCGTGTCCCACAACCTTTTGCACCCTGTGGACAATGTCTGTGGATAACTTTTAACGTGTAATGACTTCAATTTCACCCCACCCTTCACGCTTGACGTGCAGTTTCGCCATTTGCATTCGTTGGTGGTGATCGACCACAACCTTGCGCGGTGCTGGAAATTCACGGTGTTTTTGGACTTCCAGGCATGTTTCAAGTCGTGTATCAAACACGACCAGTTTGGTGTCAATGCCTAGACGATCAGCCAAATTAAGCCAAAACCGTCTATGCGTTTGAATGGTGTGTGTGCCGTCAGCAATGATGAATTTGCCCGCTTCAGCTGCTTTGACTGCTTTCATGCGTTGCAAGCCCATGAATGCTGCAATGTCCAATTCACGGTTGACCCGTACGGCTTCAGTGTTGAAAACGTACTCAAACCCTGATTTGTTTTTTGTGACCCACGTTGATTTGCCCGCACCTGGCGCACCCATAAGGACAATGATCATTGATGACCCCAACCCGTACCCTTGAACGAGATTCCAGGCGCAGAATAAAGTCTGCTCATGGAATGCCCGCAACACTGTGCGTCGCGTTCCTCGTGGATTGATTTATCCACCTCAACACGGATTTTGCACACCTTGCATTCAAACTCATAGATTGGCATTTGAAGTCCCTATCTGTGCAACCCCCATGACTTCGCACTTCGTGCATTGGATTACTTCCACACCGTCGGGCAAGTTGTCCGTAATTTTGTGAATGATCTGTTCGGTTATTTTCTTGCATTTGCGACACTCAAATTTGATTTTGTCCATAGTTGCTTCTCCGTAAATTCTCGATCGGCTGAAGGTTGATTTGTGTGACCCACCAATTTGGTTGCTTACTGTGGCGATAGCGTGGACGCTTAGCCATTGCAATTGGAATCCAACCCGCAATGAAGAAATGTGGGCTTTCGCCTGTGACCAGGATTGCCACGTCGTCGGTTCGATCGTATTCATGAATTATCAGCTGCCCCGCAACGTACTTTGTCCAGCGCACTTCAAAATGGCTGCCAACGTCCGCCCGGCGTTTGCCTTTATCCTCGAATGGTTGAAAATCTACATTGAGGTATTTGGCAACAACCCATTCAGCACCGATTGAATGTGCGTCCTGGGCTATCTGATCATGAAATGACTTTTCAGGCGTATAACTGCCCTCTTTCCATTCGTGATAATCCTTGTTGTTTTTTGCCAATGCAATTGCGGCTTCATGGCAAATAAATTCTTCTTGCCGTGTAAGTGCCATTTTCACTATCGGCAACCCTTGCAAAACCAAATGACCTTTTCGCCACCGTATTGCTTTTGGTAACCAAATGGATCAAGGCGCATGAGGATTGAGCATTTGTCGCATTGCTCGATTTTGTATTCGTCAACCACTTCACCGTTTAATAGCAGTTTTGCGGTCATGCTTTGTGGATAGATAATTTCTGAATAGTCAGCCACGATCACACCTGTGGTTTCCACTTGCCGTCACTGGCAAGAACGTACCAATTTGGCGCACACTGGGTTGCTTTTGTGCGTTCAGTGCAGAAATACCCGCCCCAATTCTTTGGTGCGCCTTCGTGGGCTTGCTTCCAAATGCGGTGACCATGTGCGCATTGCGGTGCTTCTTCGACCAGTTGCCCGCCCAGTTGTTTTGCGATTTCGTCCATTGATGAACCCAATGACGGAATGCCTGACTGTTCGGCTTCAGCTGCGGTTTTGTAGGAAGGAATTTCACCATGCTTTGTCGTCCAATAATCAATGTCAGTGTTTGCAACCTTCGCGGGTGTCTTCTCGACCTGTTCCATGATCTCGCGTGTGCTTCGCTCAGCCCCACCCATGACCAGTTGCTGCACCCTCATAATTGCTGAAGTCACTGTGTCCTCGACGAACCAACGTTTCATGTTTTGTTGGTATGCGCCCTGGTAACCAAATGCAAAATCAACGCCGTCAGGCAATTCGATAACGTCGGCTGAAACCGTGCATTCATTTCCATGAGGTTTGCCTTTGTAGGCTTTTGCTTCTACTAAGACATACCCCTTCTCAGCACTAAATTCAACAATTCGTGTTTCAATTCTGCCGTTGGGAAATGTTTTCAGCCAGCGTTCAAGTCTTTCGCGTGACGCTTCATAGTTGTCCAAAAATCCCATTATTTCACCGCCTTGTTTGCAATGTGGCGAACCATTGCTTTACGGCGTGCAATGCCTTCACGCTTGCCTTCTTTGAAGCCTTTTGCATAACCTGCAGCTGCTGAAATCACCATAAGAATGATGACCAGCACCAAACGACCCAATGTTGCTGGGTCTAATAGATCAAGTACCATTTTGAATTCTCCCGATTCTAGGCGGTAGGACTACCACCTGAACTCAGGGTGACGCATGAATGGCGCGCGGTCAAGAACCTTGCGTATTTGTCGGCGTGTCGATCGGCTTCGGCTTCGACTTTAAGCCATTGCCAGCAAGCACACCGCCCAGCGAACCAGTCAAGAAAATCGCCAGGGTTTTCAATAAGTCAATAAAGGCTGCGTCATTTGGTGCTTGCGCCCCGATTGGCTGGGTCACAAAAATCAGCGCATAAGTGATACCAATTGTGACGATCAAAAACACCATTGCCAATGTCGTGCCAATTATCAAAATTAGCTGCGCGTGGACTTCTTCGGGTGTCTTACGGCGTGCGGGTTTGTTGCGATTCAATTCCAAGTATGTCGTCAGTGCATGTTCCAGTCGGGACGCATTGCGGCGGCTGGCATTGTGGTTTTGACCAGTTTTCAAATTCTTGACATTCATAACGAATCCACCCCTGATACCCGCAAGCGGACTGGGTTAGTGCAAGTGCCCAAACCAACCCAGCCGCTGCGAATCGTCGGCTCACTTCCCCGTAGAACCGAAGGCTTTGTCGTTTGGATTAAGCCAGCGCAAAATTACTGGCGCAACGGCTGCAACCCCACCCATTGCAAGGGTCTTTGGGTCTGTCACACCTGCAAGGTATAGCGCAAGTGCTGCCGCCATGAATGAACGCGCCCATGACGCGATCAGGGCTTTGGTTTTGTCCATTTGGTTTTCTCCTTCTTTGGCTTCGCTGCCATTGTTGGTATTTCGATTTTTGGAAATTCGCCTTTGTATGGCACAAATTTTGGAATGCCAAAACCGACGATTTCCTTGCCTTCACCGTACGAACGAACCTTCACCATTACCATGCCGCCATTGCGCTGGTCGCCTGTCCCGCTGGTGTTGCCCTCGATCGTCAAACATGTTTTTGTGTCAATAAGTCCCACAACAATTCCAATGTGTGAAATACGATCAACGCCGTCATGCGGAAAATCCATGAATGCCAAATAGCCCAATTGCGGCATACCTGACCAGCGTTGCATTTCTTTGAATCGGTGTGCGCCTTGCGCCGTTGAAACGACTGAATGAAGTTTGACCTTTGCCTGGTCTGCGCACCAATTGACAAATGAACCGCACCACGGCAAGCCGTCTGCCTTTGTAAATTTGCCGTACTTTGTCAGGTTGTCGCCTTCTTCGATCGTGCCGACTTCAGCTGCCGCGACTTCGATCAACCGTGCATTTGTGCCGTCAGGATAAGTCATGACAACAACAATTTCGCTTCGTCGTCAGTAATGCCCAATTTTGCAAGCAATGCAGCCTTTTCAGCTGCTTTGGCTGCTTCGATTTCTTTGGCGACAAAAGCGTTGGCTTTATCCAATTCATATTGCTTCAATTCTTCGGCATTCATTTCACGCTCGACAATCTCACCTGTTGTAACATCATGAATTTTAATCATTGGGTTTGTCATTATTTAACTCCGTAAAGAACATAAGTACCGCCTGAAAATGTGCCACTGCTTAAAAATAAATCAATGCGACTAATAGCCGCAAATGTTGCGCCTGTATTCCATTGAAATCCGTACCAATAAAAATTGGAATTACCTGGTGAAGTTTCATTGTTAGTCATTGCTTGATATTGACCCATTTTCCAATTTCCAGCAAAAGCGTAATCTGGAATATCAATGACGATTGATGAATAACTAGTGCCATTATCTTGACCACCACCAATATTTATCTCACTATTGGTAAAACCACGGCTTGAATTAGTCATTGCAGCGATGTCATTATAAGCAGCACTCGAATCATTATTGAACCTCATGCGAATTGGTTGTCCGTCATCTGTTGGATCAAACCTGCGAATGACTAATCTTAAATTGTTATATGCTCCGCTGATTGAATTTAGGGTTACTGTGCTGCCAGATAAAGTACCGCTTGCAAGTGAAGTCATGCCACCAGAAGTAGGTGTAGTCCAAGCAAGTCCAGTTGAAGCAGTCGAATCAGCAGTTAGCACCTGTCCATTTGTGCCAACGGCTAAACGCGCAGGTGTATCAGCTGCGGTTGCGCCAATGAGATCACCTTTTGCGTCAACAATGGCGTTTTGAATCGCGTTTGAATCATCTTGCGCGACCCATGTGAAATCCATGTCGGTGTTTGAAGCCTTCGACAAAACCTGACCAGTTGTGCCGCCTTTGAGGTCTGCCAATGATGTGTCAACCGCCTGACCAAAAACCTCAAAATCGGCTGGAAGGTCTGTGACCAGGTCGCTCGACGTTGGCATTTGCCAGTTGAAATTGCTCGTTGGATTCGCCATTTGTTCCCCTTTTCTACGCCACTATTGTGGCATTTGCCCAATCTAAAGTCGGCGACACGCTTGACCACGTTTCGGTGATCGGCACGTCGTTCCAACGCATTGCCTGCAATGAATACGCCAGTGGCGACAACAACAATGTCACTGAAAGTCGGTTGTAAGCCGCCTGGAATGACCACCCTTCGACGAAACCCTGGAATGTTCCCGAATTCATGTTCAACGGTAGGTTATTCAACGAAATGGCTTCACCCATAAAAACGTTGAGCAACGCGTCACGGTCAGCATTGTCAATTTCAGGGTTTGTCAGGTCAAATGCGATTTCGCTAAAAATTGGTTGTGGCTGGGCACGCAGCGACAAATAGAAATTTGCCTGGGCAAGCGCGTCGGCTGACTTTTCCAACGTTGTCGTGATGATCTGCGCAAGCGTGCCGTACAGGGCAATTGAATTTGCGTCGCTGGCTGATTGTTCAGCACTACTGGTCGAACCGTATTTAATTGTTAGCGAATTGCGAACGTCGCCAACACGGGTTTGAATGCGCAAACCAGCTGCTCGGGCATGGTTAGCGTCAAGGTCAACATAGCCGTTTGCAGCCAGGTAATTGGTGCGGTGGGTCGAATCAGCATAGCCAATGCGCCCTTGCGCGTCCTCGTAGATGTAGCCCAGCCCTGACGTTGCCAATGCCGAAACCAGCGAATACACGTCGGTTCGGCTTGATGATCTATTTGCCAATTCATAATTGCCAGGGCGGTCAATGTCGCCCAAACCGTTGTTTTCAGCCGTTGCCCATGTTGTCGTTGCTGGCGTGTATGTTCCCCAGGTAACTGACGGTGCAACCTGCGCCCAGGTGTTGAACAAAACGTTGCTCAAAATGTCAAAAATCTGATCGCCGTCAAATTCTTTGGAAAGCACGCCGTCGGTCAATGCCTTTGGCAAACGCGCCAATGCGCCCAATGCAGTGATCGAATAAGTCTGCGTGAACATGGTCGAACCCACGTCACGGACTTCAAGCCCAATGTCAACAACATTGCCACCGAAGATTGAAACAAATGTGTTTGACGTGTCTTTGATCTGAATCGAAATTGTTGAATTGATCTGCACGGGAATTGCAGTTTGATTCACGTCGATCAATTGAATGTTTGTGTAGCCCGCTTGCGCTTGCTCATAAATGTTGGTTCGACCGCTGCGAATAACTAGATTTGCCAAAACCGCGTTCGTGTATTCAGTGCCGTCAATGGTCACTTTCCAAACGGGTGACCACTGCGTCATGCGATTTGTAGGCTGGTTGCGCCGCCCGTGCCGCGGTAGTAACTGTCATTGAGGGTTTCAACGATTGTTCGTGCAGTGCCTTCACGATCAAATGCGCCCGTGACGGTCAGGTTGATTGTTGTTCCCATTGAAGCCGCTTCAGCCATACGGAATGAACCAGGGTTGAAATTGCCTGAAACGACGCTGCTGGCAGCTGAAGCAGCAACCCGCGCAGCAGTTGCAATTCCGCTTGATGTCGTGCCACCGCCTGTTGTGGTTGTACCCGCTGGGGTTGTAACCGCTGACACGCTAGGCGTTGAAACTGTACCTGTTGACATTGAAAAATTACCCAATGCCCCGGTGGTCGTCGAACCTGAACCGCCACCGATCTTCGGAATGTATGGCACGTCCTTGCCCCATTGAACGGCGTTGTAACCCTTGATTATTGCGTTGATACCGTCAATAGCGGTGTTCAACAATGGTTTAATCGCGCCCAAAACTTTGGCAATGATTGTGATAACCAATTCGGCAATGTCGCCAACGACCTTTAATGAATCGCCAATTGCCTTGCCAACCAACGGCGCAATGAATTTGACCACGTCCCAAAATGCTTTGAATTCGTCCTTGCTATTCATAACCGCGGTTTTGACGCTATTGAAGACCGACTTCACGCCTTCAATGATTGGTGTGAATGTTTTTTTCAATGTTGTGCCAACGTCAGTGATTACCTTGCCAAACCCGTCACCTTCGGTCAGGCTGAACGCCGCTGAAAATGCCTGGATTGCTGGCAATGCGTTTTGATTGATGAATTTCAATAATTGGTCAAGGATCGGAAGCAACGCCGTGCCCAATGTTTCTTTCGCTTCGTCAAATGCAACCTGAACGCGTGCGATCTGTCCCGCATAGGTGTTGGCATTTGCTGCGGCTGCGCCACCAAACAATTCAGTCAAACGACCTTGAACCTGCTCAAATGACATTGTTTTCAATTCGGCGGTAGATAACCCAACGCCTAATTTGCCCAGGGCAGCGGTGTTGCCGTCGTACGCCTTAGCAAGTGAATTCGCAATTGCTTCGACTGGCTTGCCCGTTGCTGCGCTAACGTCCAGGGCGGTTGAAAGTAAATCTTGCGCCTTTGTGATGTCGCCAGTTGACCGAACCAAGCGACCCAATGCTGGGCGCAATTCGTCGTCAGCAACACCCGTTGCCAATGACATTTGAAGAATCGAATCTTCGGTTGCCTTAATCTGTGCCTGGGTTGCACCTGTTGCGTTTTCCAACGCGAGTGCCAATTGTGTTTGTGCCTTTTCGTCGGCTATTGCAGCCTTTACGCCTTCAATACCAATTGCAATTGCAGCAGCCCCAGCAGCGGCAGCAGCTGCGGCAAATGCCTTGCCAATTGCTATGCCAGCCTTGCCGACCTTATCGCCAAATGAATCAACGTCGCCTGAAGCGGTTTTGAGCGATTTGTTGAGATTGTCAACGTCGCCCAGAATTGAAAGTTTGAGGGTGCGATTGCCTGCCATTAGTCGTACCTCTTAACTATTTTTGAAAACGAATCTTCCCAACGGCGAACGATTTCAGGCTGAACGCTTCGAAGTGTTGGGTAGATAAACCAACCGCGTGACCCTCGACCTTCACGCCCTGACCACACTGGAAATTGCTTTAAGCGGTTTGAACCAAATTCAGCCCCTCCCCATAATTGCTGGGTTGTACCACCACCGCTTAATTTTTGACCTGCAAAACCAAAACTGATTTCACCAATTTTTGATGATTTGGAAACCTTCGAACCTGCGGCAATGCGATCGTCCAGGCGGTTATTTGTACGGCTCGCAGCGTCCTTGATTTTGCCCTGAACCCATTGTGCCAATTCGCTGCTGGCTTCTTTGGCTTGTTGGGTTGCTTCTTCGTCCATTGCTTTGAACGATCTGACAATGGCGCGCAATTCGGCTTTGTCATAACTGATCGCTTCAGTTGCCATTTGCCCGCCTTTCCAAAATCTCCAGTATCGTCAAAATGTCTTCGGCACTTTCAAACTCATTTGGTGATAGCCCCGTTGTTAGGGCTATCTCCCAAACGATTCGACTTAGGCTTCCGACTGGGTGGCTTTTGGGTTCGCTTCACCAACGATCACTTCGGAAATTGTTTCCGTCCATGCTTCGATTGGCTTGACTGGTTTACCAGCTGCTTCACGTTTCATTGCGTGATAAGCAAGAAAAATCAGGTCTGAAATTCCGATTTTCTCCTGCGCCTGCGCAATGGTGTGACCCGTTTGCTTCTCCCATTTCACCCACTCAGGCGGTGCAGCCGTGTAGGTAATTTGGTCGCCGTTGTTGTATTCAATTGTTATTGGTAACTTCATTTTTTCTCCCGATTGTTAGATTTTAACTGAATGTTTCAGTAGGTGTGCCCACCACAATGAATGATAGGTCAACGGTCTGCGCGTCAGGTGCTGACCCGCCGACTGCTGGAAATACTGGCATGACGTTGAATGCAAACACTGCACCTGACACCGCAGTCAATGAAACTGCCAATGTTGTGTTTGGTGCTGATTCGCAAGCCGTCCATAGTGCTTCGCACAATGAACCTGACGCGCCCCAGTCAGCAAGCATTGAAACGTCGAATGTCCACTGATCGTCAATGTGCTTGTAAGCCTTGCCGTCAAGGGTTTGGTAGGTTTCAACGGTTGGTGAATTTGCAAGTGTCGCACTGGTCGCCTGTGCGTCGTAGTTTGTTGACGCAATCGTCAGTGTGAGATCGCGACCCGTGATGATTGTCGTTGGCATTTCTTCTCCTAGTTTGTTTGGGTGTAGTACGTCGAAACATTGATGTCAGCAACCAACATGGGTGATTGACCCACTTCAAGAACGGTTGGCTTTTCGACAACGCCCACGACGTATCCCGCTGGCATTGCAGCGAGAATTCCTATGATTAGTTTTTCCAGATTATCCAATGAACCTGCATTGCTATTGGAAGCAACAATTGCTGAAATGGCAAAATTCAATTTTACTTTGACTGAACCCTTGCCGATCAAAATCACCTCGCAATAAGGCGAATCGGGCACGACCACGATCGCTGGCGGGATTGGTGATTCGGGAACGCTTGCGTACACGTTAGCCGATAACGCGCTGAAGGCGTTTGCTAAGGCTGCGCGGGTATCTGAAATGGCATTGGCTGGCACTTATTGAACGACCGTTTCAACGTCCAGGTATGGCGTAAGCAAGGTTGAAACACGGTTGGTCAGGCTTCGTCCCATGCGGTACGGCGTTGAAGCAAAATCCACGCCCTCGATCTGTCCACCCGCAGCAACGCGTGATTGGAACACTTCGACGCTGACTGCCAAAATTGCTGATTCGATTGGTGCGCTTGACGCATAGATTTCAGCTGCTGAATAGCCTGAAAGGGTTGCAGTGCCTGTTGGAATGATCTCGCGCAATGTGACATTTGATGAAGTCAATGCAGCGGTGAAATAGTATGTTGCAACGTCAACGACGGTGTGTGTTGCGCTGAATGGTGCTGGCAAACCTGCCACGATTACGGACTGACCAGCCACAAAATGATGTGGGCGTTGTGTGTAGAAAAACGCCACGTTTGATTCTAATTTGTAAGCGTTGACGGCTGAAGAATTTGAAACCAGCATTGGCAAAATGACCGCTTCGGCCGTGTTGATAATTTCGTCAAGATAACTGTCTGAATAAAGGCTGACGGAAACGCCAAGCACTGTACGCAATTGGCTCGCAGTGACAATACTTGGCATTTCCGTCCCCCTCGTTGATCGGCTGCGGCGAGATCGGGAGAACCCGCCGCATGATTAGTTTTTTACTGCTTGTTGAACTTGAACGCGCCTGCACCGATCTTCGTTGCAATTGCGCCGTATCCGTACACCATGACTGATACCTGACCTGAAGCGATTACGTCTGCGCGTAGTCGGTAGGTTGGTGATTCATACCATGTGTATGCCGCTGGGTTCACGATAAGCATTGAACCGTCAGCGTCAGTTGTTGCAGCAGTATTTGCGGTAACGTATAAATCAAGACCTGCAACGTTTCCGCGGATTGAATCAGGGCGAACAACACCGCCAGCGTTTGAAGGCTGGGACGCATTGTAAATTGGACGACCTGAATCATTCAGTGTCATGAGGTTTGCCCACTGTGATGTGTTTGCAATGAGATTGCGTGCGAATCCCTGTGTGCCTGCATAAACTGAAGCAGCACCGCGTGAAACGAAACCAAGCAATTCAGCTGCGGTTGGGTATGTCGCAATTGTTGTGCCGTCAGCGGTTGCGCCTGAAATCAATGCTGCGTTCACCGCAGTATCTGTTGCCTTAGCGTAAGCCGCTGCCATGTTTGTCAACAATTCGTTGAAGAATAGTGGTGAAGTGCGGTCAAGCAATTCAACGCTGAATGTCTGTTGTCCAGCGTACTTTGCAACGTTCACTGTTACGAATGCAGCAGCCTGGTCAGTTTCTGACGGTGTGCCTGCTTCGGAAGTTGCTGCGACTGTTGGCATTGTTGTAATCTTTGGAATTTCAAAACTCATTCCAGCGTCAGGCAAAACACCGCGAGAAATCGCGTCAATGTTTGAACGTGTTGTGTTTGCAAGTCCGTTGATGACCTCAGTCAATTGACGTGTTGGAACTAAACCTGCGTTGTCTGTTGTGTCGTCTGCTGCTGCAACGTACTGACGGGCATTCTCGTCACCCATTGAAGCGCGGACTGTGTTTTCTAGGTACTTAGCAGCGGTGAACTCTAAGCGTGGCTTTGAAGTCCAACCACCTACGGCTGGCTTCGCTGCTGCGGTTACTGACTGGGCGGCTTCTACCGTTTCGGCGGTTGAAGCGTCTTTGACGGTGTCTTCCACTTCGTCTTCTCCTTCTGTTGGTTGTGCTTCAGGTTCGATCGTCGAATCTGAAATCTCTGTTTCGCCTTCGGTGGCGGCTACCTCAGCAACGCGCGCTGATCGAATTGCGGGTTCGCTGGTCAATGCAACGCCAGTCATTTCACCCTTCAAAATGCGGACTGTTCCGTCCTTCAGTGTTTCGTATTCGTCAAAATAAACTTCCACACTAAATCCGTCACGCAAACCTTCAGCTGCTTCAACCAATGCGTCATTGCCAGCAGTTGTTTCAGCAATTTTGAATGTTGCGTCAATGCCCTGCTCATTTGATTCAATTGAAAGTGTTTTGCCAATTCGACGTGTACGGTCATGTTCAAGGTTCAACAAAACTGGTATTGCTTCGATTGAATTCTTAGCAAATTGCACCTTGCCGATTGAAGCGTTGCCAGTTTCCTCAAATGTCACAATGCGCCCGGTGATTGTGCGACTGTTTGAATCTGCCGCGGTGATTGCAATTGGTGTGATGACTTTTTTCATAGCAGCATGTCTTCTTCCTCGCGTATTTCTTCGATCGACATTGCGCCGATACGATTCAAGATTTCATAAACCTGCGCGCGCTCATAAGGATTGCCACGCAAGAAATCGTCAAGATCGAACATGACACGATTGCCCGCTGGCGTAAAGTCAGCAAAACTCAAACGTTGTTCAATAATTGACATGTAATTTCTAAACGCAAAATCAACCAGGTCGCGACGCTTATCAAGTGCGTTTGCGTATGTAAATGATGATTGTTGTGAATCAGTGAAATACGCTGGAATTCCGCACGCACGGCTTAATTCAAGTGAAACGTAATTACGCGCTTCATTCAGCTGCAAATTCTTTGGGTCGTAACCAATTGTTTCAAGTGTTACGTCAGCGTTCAAAAATGCAGTTGATTTGTTGCTTCGTGCGGTGCGCCATGACGACAACAATTTTGCAACGCGGTCTGCGGGTAATGATGTGCCGTTTGATTTCAAAACCATTTGTGGAATTGGCTCATTGGCAAAATTCATTGAAGCCTTTTCAAGTGCGGCTGCCGCTTTAATTGTGCGACCAGCACGGGCAAGCAAACCTTCTTGCGTATTTGGGAAAACAACCAAATTTGCTGGGTCAACGGGTGTTCCGTCGATCTCGTAAGAATCAATTTCTGTTCCGTTGGCGTTTGTTGTAATTGAAACGCGTTCAGGTGCGATTCTTTCCATTGCGCGGATTTTTCCAGTGTCGGCATAACGTTCCATAACCCAGCCATAAGCAGAATTGTGGAAAAACAAGTCTGAAACTATCCATGACCAAAATGTTGAACCTGGGATTCGTGGGTCAGGCTGATTGATGACGCGTGGCTGCGTTACCTTTTCACCTGTTGCTTCATTGCGTGTGTGCATTGGAAGTGAAGCAATTGTTTGAATGATTGACAATGCACGCGCCACGGTAGGCACTGACATTGCTTCAGCACGGTTGGCACTTTGTATGCCGTAAAAATAGAAATTGTTATTTTCCGTGAAGTAAGGCGCAAGTGAAGCGTCAACGTCCACGGGCGCAGCTGGAACGGCAGCGGCGACGCGTGGCACGAATAGATCGAATAAACCCATGCCCAAATTGTGTCAGGCTT